TCAATCAATTAGGTTCTGATTATAAAGGTAACTTTATGTATGAATTTATATTTGGTGATAATGATAAATGTGAGGGAGATGATTGGGATGCTAAACCCGCTAACGGATATCCTAAACCACCTAAAATTGAATTTATAAAGAAGGTCGGAATATTAAAAAACTCAAAATTAAAATTAGAGTTAGTTCAAAATTCTGACTTTTTTAGTTTTTTTGATGCGGTTGATAAAGTAATTGCATTAGGATGGGAGATGGATGATGAAATTGATTTTGATTATACTCCAAGATTAGTTTTTCATTTTGGGATGTCCGAAAAAGAAGTTAAAGATAAACTTTATGAAAGAGATTTAATTCTTGAATTTGAAAAAAATGTAGTTTATGAAAATTAATGAAAAATTATCAGAGATTGGATTTTCTGAGGACACTATTAATAGTCTAACTGAGTCACAAGTTGACCAGTTATTATCGTTGCTTTTGGGAGAATCTAAAAAGGAAAATAAAGAAGCGACAACAAAAATTGAAACCACTAAAGTTACAGAATATCAACCTACTGAGGTCCAAACCATGATGAAACAAGGACAAGGCGTTAATGTTGATAATGGAGAGGTAACACCAACTGCAGGAGGAGGTCTTAAAGTTTTACAAAAATCAGGTAAGTCTGAAGCACCTAAAGGTAAAGTAATTAAAGATGGTGAAATGTCTGAAGGTAAGAAAAAGAAAAAATCAAAATACAATCCTTGGGCAATTTGTACATCTTCAGTTGGGAGAAAAGATATGGAAAAATATGAAAGGTGTGTGATGGATGTTAAGGAATCAATTAAAGAAGGTAAGAACCCATATGAAGTAATTCTTGAAGATAGATTTGAAAAAATCTTGTTAAATAATTTAAACGCGAGAATTACTAAAAAAGATTTTGTATCTTTGCTTGAAACAAAATCAAAAGATATGATGACAAGTGCTCCTTTAATTGCTAAACCAAGAATGAATAGACCAATCGGAAGATTGATGTTTGGTAAAGGTGAAATGTCGGAAACAGAAACTGCTCCGGCAAAACCTAAAGTGAAACCCGATACTGAAACAAGACCAAGACCATCACATCCAGGTAGAAATCCAAAACCAGGAGAAGGTCCAGCACCTGCAAAGGCAAAAGTTAAAAAAATAGAAACTAAAGAAGTGTCTAATACACAAATGCAGAGAAAGAAAGACGAATTCATGTCAGCAATTAACAAAATTTTAAAGAAATAAAAATGTCTAAAAGAAATTTAAGAGAAGCCCCAATTAGTTATCCTGAAGGATTTCCTGAAAGAATGGACCCAAGAACTGAAACAAAATTAGGTTCTCCTGAAAGTTTATATGCTAAAAACACAGCATTAAAAAGAGGAGTTGCTGATGTTGAGAGAATGGCGTCAAGACGATTTGAAAACATTATTAGAAAGGCAAGACAAGCACATGGTAAAGAATCATTAGGTTCTACTCAAGAAATTCGTGCTTTGTTTATGACAATGTTCTCCACGGTCCAACAAATTATGAGATTAGAAAGTCCTCATACACAATATCTTAAAGACTTGGCGTTAAGAGTGGCTGCTGAGAAAACAGGTATAGATAAGGATTGGTTTCAGTATGAATTATCATTAGGGAGAGAAGAAACAGATTTCTCAGCACCTAATTTTCAAATGAAACCAAAAGAAAGAAAAGAAAGGAAAAATATTCCTGATTTTGAAAAATACGGAGAACAAGCATTTGACCCTGATTTCCCAACTGAGGAAGAAGAGTTTCAACAACACGTTCAAATGAGAAATATTGCAAACGCAATTACTCAAGGTGAGGCTAAAAAAGGACATTATTATTTTGAAGACCCGACAATTAAATCTCAGTTAGATAGAAAAAGTCCACAACTTGCATCATTGTATTCAAAATTAATGACCATGTTGGATATCTCTTATTTTACTATGGAGGATTTCATTGAAATGGCGACTCAAACAGGTCAAGGTGTTGCGGGTAGTGTTAATTTAGAAGATGCCGATGAAGAAGAGGATGGTGGAGGGGAACCTGATGAGGACTCTCCTGACACAAAAATTGTTGCACAAGGAATCATTTTCCCAATTCTAGTTCACGAAATTATAAAAGGTATTGAAGAAGCTCCAACTAGAGAACAATTTAGAGATACTGAACCTGGTTATGCTAGCGATGTATATGGTCAAACTGATACATTTGAAAATGAAATTATGCAAATTCGTATTGGACCTGAAGTTGTTGACGCTCTAAGAGACGTTCTCCCTGTTGAAGCAATTGAAAATCCAAAAGTTAATCCTTGGTTTAAAAAATTATTATATTCTAAAAAACCAAAAGAATTCCTTAATTTAATGTCATTAGTAATATCAGATGACCCGAAGGATAAGAACAAGGCAAGATTGGAAATGAAAGAGATTGTAAGGGACGCGATGGATTTGTTACAACAATACCAAGATTATAAAGAGTCTCAAAACATCCAACCTGGTGATGACGATATCTCAGGTTTCTTGGATAGTTTAGGAATTGATTTAGAAGATTAAAAAAGTTATTGTCATATCTGATTATATTTATCAGATATGGCGATGACAAAAGAAGAATTAATAATTGAGTATACAAGGTGTATGAAGGATACTCCATACGCCTTGAAAACTTATCTACAAACTTACGACAATACAGTATCTCAATACGTTCCTTTAGAATTATTTCCTGACCAGGTTACGTTAATTGAAGATTATGAAAACTTTAATGAAAATATTGCATTAAAGTATCGTCAGGCTGGCGTATCTACAGTAACCGCAGCTTGGGCATCAAAAAAATTAGTATTTGCTAAAAAGAATAAACCTGAAAAGGTTCTTATTATTGCCAATAAATTAGATACTGCCGTTGAAATGGCCAACAAAGTTCGTGGTTTTACAGAACAATGGCCAAAATGGGTTGGGGTTACATTCTCAGCTGAAAAAAATTCACAAAGACACTTTAAATTAACAAATGGATGTGAGGTTAAAGCAGTTGCAACATCTACCGATGCTTTACGTGGTTATACACCAACAATATTAGTGTTTGACGAAGCTGCGTATATTGAAGCCGATGGAGATTTTTGGGCGGCTTGTATGGCGTCATTATCTACTGGAGGTAAGGTAATCGTTATCTCAACTCCAAATGGTTATGACCCAATATACTATGAAATTTTTGACCAAGCTCAAAAGGGAATGAATGATTTTAAAATCTCCCCAATGGTTTGGTACAAAGACCCAAGATATAATAAAGACTTACAATTAGTTAAATGTGATGACATTATTCATTATTTTTTAAATCGTGAGGAACATTTAAATGATGAAGTAATTGATTTTTCAGACAAAGTTAAAGACTATGTTGAAGTTAATTCTTTAATTGGTCAAGGTTATAAACCAACCTCATCTTGGTATGAAAAAATGGTTAAAAAGCTTAAGTATGATAAGCGTAAAGTTAACCAAGAGTTGGAATGTGCGTTTTTAGGTTCAGGTGATAACGTATTTGATAGTAGAATTACTGAAGATATTAGAGCTAATATGGTTAGAGAACCACAAGGTAAGATGGTTAGTGGTGGATTGTGGATATGGAAAGACCCTATTGAAGGTCATAGATATATAATGGGAGTTGACGTGAGTCGCGGGGATAGTGAGGACTATTCTACATTCCAAATTATTGATTTTGAAACAAGGGAACAAGTTGCTGAATATATTGGAAAACTTCCTCCTGATACTCTGGCAGAACTTTGTTATAAATGGGGAATGATGTATTCCGCATTTATTGTTGTGGATATTACAGGAGGTATGGGAGTTACTACATCAAGAAAGTTACAAGAGCTTGGGTATAAGAGTCTATACGTTGATGGATTAGATGCGACAAATAGATGGAAGTATGACCCAAAAATGATGGAAAGAATTCCAGGTATTAACTTTAACTCTAAACGTGTTCAGATTATTGCAGCATATGAGGAATATTTAAGACACGGATTTAAGGTTTACTCTTCAAGATTGTTGAACGAAATGAATACATTTGTTTATGTTAATGGAAGACCTGACCACCAAAAAGGACAACACGATGACTTAATTATGTCAATTGCGATGGCTTGTTATGTTGGGGAAAATTCGTTTTCATCTTTAACAAAAGTTACAGAACAGGCTAAAACTATGTTAGAATCTTGGGCAGTTGCCGAAAACGATAATGTATCAAAATCTGTAAGTCAAAACACTTATGTTCCATCATATGTTGTTGGTGGACAAAGTAACTCTATGGAGCATACGAGGGAAGATTATATGAAATACGGATGGTTGTTTGGAAGCAGAAGATGATGTATTTATAAAAAAAAGAAAGTGATTAAATTTTAATATGGAAAATAATCAAAATCAAAAACTGACAGTTTGGCAAAGGTTATCACAAACCTTTGGTCCTAATTCATTATTGGGACAAGATTACCCAACTTATAAGTTTGATAAAACGGAATTGTTAAAAACCACCTCAAAAGGTGAGTATGATTTAAATAAATTACAGGCTCAACAAACATTTTATCTTGCGAACCAATGGCAAAAGATTGAAAATAATCTTTATACCCAAGGTGTTTATTTTGAACCTACAAGATTAGCGTCATATTATGACTATGAGTCAATGGAATATACTCCTGAGATATCAACAGCGTTGGATATATATGCTGAGGAGTCAACCACGCCTGACCAAAACGGTCATACACTACAAATTTATTCTGAATCTAAAAGAATAAAAGGGGTATTAGCTGATTTATTTAACAATGCATTAGATGTTAATACAAACTTACAAATGTGGATTAGAAATGTTTGCAAGTATGGTGATAACTTTGTTTACTTACGATTAGACCCTGAAAAGGGAGTTGTAGGATGCTCTCAATTACCTAACATTGAAATTGAAAGGGTTGAAAGAGGGATGAAGGGTAAATCAAATTTAGAAAATGCTGACGTTGAGACGAGAGGATTAAGATTTTCTTGGAAGAATAAAGACATGGAGTTTAATACTTGGGAAATTGCTCACTTCAGATTATTGGGTGATGATAGGAAACTCCCATACGGAACATCTATGTTAGAAAAAGCTCGTCGTATTTGGAAACAATTATTGTTATCTGAAGATGCGATGATGATTTATAGAACATCAAGAGCTCCTGAAAGAAGGGTCTTCAAAGTCTTTGTTGGTAATATGGATGATAAAGATATTGAACCATATGTACAAAGAGTTGCAAACAAGTTTAAAAGGTCTCAAACTGTTGATAATAAAACAGGTAATGTGGATATGAGATTTAATCAAATGGCGGTTGACCAAGATTATTTCATTCCTGTTAGGGACCCAGCAGCACCGAATCCAATTGATACTTTACCTGGTGCAACAAACTTATCTGAGATTGCGGATATTGAATATATCCAAAAGAAATTATTAACAGCACTTCGTGTTCCTAAAGCATTTTTAGGATTTGAGGAAGTTGTTGGAGATGGTAAAAACTTATCATTATTAGATATTCGTTTTGCAAGAACTATCAATAGAATTCAAAAATGTGTTTTAGCGGAATTAAACAAGATTGCAATTATTCACTTATTTTTGCTAGGATTTGAGGATGAGTTAAATAATTTCACATTAACTTTAACTAACCCATCTACTCAAGCCGACCTTCTTAAAATTGATATATGGAAAGAGAAAATCACATTGTATAAAGACGCAGTTACTCCAATTGAAGGTATTGCCCCTGTATCAGTTTCTTGGGCGAAAAAGAACGTTCTTGGATTTTCTGACGAAGAAATTAAACTTGATATTCAACAACAACGAATTGAGAAGGCGGTTGCGGGTGAATTGACAGCAACCCCTGAGGTTATTAAACATACAGGGTTGTTTGACAATATTGATAAGTTATATGGAACCACAAGTGGGGCCACCGCAACACCTGAATCTGGAGGTGGAGATGTTGGAGGATTAGGTGGAGAACCCGCAGGTGCTCCGGCACCACCTGAAGAGGGACCGGCATCACCTGAACCTGCAGGCTTAACACCTGAAAGTAAAAAAGAACGAGGATTAAACATTCTTTTAGAAAATGAAGATGAGTTTTTTGATTTTGATAGGAGTTCAGAATCTATAGATGAGATTGAAAAAAAATTAAAAAAACTTTTAAATGATTAATATTTATTATTAAGATGAAAATAGGCGTTTTAAAAACAAAAATTGAAAAGTTATTGATTGAATCAATGTCAATAAACACTTTCAAAAGTGAAATCCAAACTTTTAAGAAATTAGTTTTGGAAGATAAGGATATTGCTAAAGCTTTTTACATCTATGATGTATTAGACAGAAAAAGAGGAATGTCAAAAGAAGACGCCAATTCATTAATTGATGAGTGCATTAGACAATTTGAAAAATTAAATCTAAGTTCAAAAAAACTATCTAACTTAAATAAATGGTCATCATCTATCCAAATTTCTGAAAATTCATATAAAGAAATTGATAATATTTTAGATACTAATAACATATTATTTGAAAGTATTTTAGAAACAAAAAAGAATCTAATTAAAAAAATAACTTCGGTTGAAAAAACTAAAGATGTTACCAACCTACCGTTAGAAAAAGTTTACGAGGTTGCTGAAAATACTACAAAAAATTTCTTAATGGAATTGTCAGAACAAGAATTAAAAACC